AGATGCGCAGGGCGCGGGCCTCGGCCTCGGTCGTGGCGCGGCCACGGACCGACCACAGGGCCTCGCCGCGAACCCACTCGCGGGCGTAGTCAGCGCCGAACACGGCGGCGCGGGCGAAGGCGTCGGTGTCGACCTCGAACTGTCGGGGGACGACGCGAAGCGCCAGCGCGCGCGCCTCGCGGGATGGTCGGAACATGGGGCGCTCTCTCCGGTAGGCGGGGCGGGGTCATCGGAGTAGTGCGCCAGTCGCCGGGGGCCGTCCCGCCAAACGCGAAAAGCGCCCCACGCCCGCCCACGAAGGGCGAGCGCAGGGCGCTTCGGGTGTTACAGGCCGCGCTCCGACGGTGCCTCGTCGGCCGGGACCTCGACGCTCGTGTTCGCGTGCGCCATGGCGGTAGTCAGGGCGGTCAGCACGGCGAGCGCGGTCGCGCGCCAGTCACCCCCGGCGGCGTTGTACGCGCCCCACACGAGGCTGATCAGGGCGAGCAGGCCGTACATGTACCGGCGGAACTTCGGCGGGACGAGGTCGGCGAGGATGGACATGCGGTTCCTTTCTGTCAGACGTGCGCGTCAAGGGCGGCGCGCACGGCGGCAAGGATGGCGGGCCGGGCAGCGTCCACAATCGACGCGGCGAGTGCGTCGAGGTCGGGCGCCGGGATCGGCTCGGGTTCCGGGTCCGGGGTCGGCTCGGGCTCGGGGTCCGGGGTTGGCTCGGGCTCGGGGTCCGGGGTCGGCTCGGGGTCCGGGGGTGGGGCGGGAGTAGCCGCACCGATCAGTGCGGCGAACTGTGCCGCGGTGCCTCGGAAGACCGAGGCGTCCGACGGTGCGGTGCCGCCGATCACGGCGTCGCTGGCGTACTGGAGCAGGATCGGCGTGCGCCCCGAGTACGGCGCGAAGCCGGTCGAGGGTGACCGCTCGACATCTGCCCACTGCACTTTGAACGGCCGCGAGGCGCCGCTGTAGTTGTAGTTCGCGTTCCACAGTGGACGGGTGCCCGGAAGGCTGTTGCCGTACTGACCATGCGACGCGTAGAGGAGTGCGGGCGTGCCGGTCTGCCGTTCAAGCTCGACGGCGAGGGCTTCGCCCAGGTCGGCCGCTACGTTGTCGTAGGGCCACTTCTCCTGATCGACCTGCCAGAACCGGCCGGGGAAGGCGAACCACCACGGCGCCTGTTCGCGGACGAACGCGATCGCGGTCGCGGCCTGCGTCGCCACGGGCACGCCCGAGCGGACGACGACGTACGGGGCGAGGAACGGGATGCCGGCGTCGCGCGCGGCGGCCAGCATTTCGCCCATGTGGACGTGCCGGAACACGCCGTTCGTGGCGTGCTCGGTCGCCTTGTGCGTGAAGATGCGGACGCCCTCGATCGCCGCAGCCGCAACGTGGCTCGGCCGGGCGCCTCGGTTGTAGTCGTAGTCGGACGCGTCCCACGCGAAGATTGGCGACGCGGTGCCGTCGTAGCCGGGGACCGGCGCGGGGGGGGGGGGGGGGGTCGGGGCCGGCGTGGTCGAGAACAGGGCCGCCCACGTGATCGGGCCTACCCTGCCGTCGACCGCGAGGCCGTGCGCCGACTGATAGCGCTTCACGGCGTCGGCGGTCGGTTGCTCGAACTTGCCGTCTGCCCAACCACTCGCCGGGTTCGTGATGCCGGGCACGCAGCCCGCGACGATCAGTGCTTGCTGAATCGCCTTCACGGCCGGTTGCTCGCTGGCGTAGTAGCCGCCGTGCGACTCGGCCGGGCCGGTGATGAGGCCGTAGTAGTGGCCGGCGGGCAACGGGAACGGCGAGCCGGGGACCGGGGCGGGTGCGGCCGGGGACAGCTTCGCGAGCGCGCGGTTCGCCCCGCCGAGCGACATCGCAAGGTGGACGTGGTTGCGGTGGGCCGCCTCGGTCGTGGCGCCGTAGTAGCCCTGCGGGACGCTACGGCCGTTCTTCACGTAGAAGCCGTCGTCGGTGCTGTAGGGCGTGCTGTGGATCAGTTCGACGATGTCCGTCACGAAGTTGTCTTCGAGCCACTTCGCGAAGTCGCGCATGCGGCGGTCGCCCTCGGCGATGGTCGTGCCGGTGTACGCGCCGAAGTCGACGGCGCCGGTCGGCTCACCGTTGTAGGTCAGCTTCCCGTAGTGGTACGAGGTCGCGCCGTGGTCGCTGTCGGTGCCGCTCGTCACGTAGATCTCGCTGCGCTTCGGGTACAGGTCGGCGATGGCAAGGATCACGTTGTCTACGGCGTTCAGGGTCACGGACTGCCAGACGGCGAGGCCGTCCGACCGGGCGCCTGTGTTGGTCGGTACGCGGATGATTCCCAAGGGGCTACTACCTTTCGACGGGGCCGACGCGTCGCGCCAGCGCTAGGCGCTCGCGGCGTTCGATGCGCAGGTCTGCGCGGATGCCGGCAATCTCGGCGTCGTGCCGGCGCTGACCCTCCATAAGGGAGTCGACGCCCTCTATGAGGCGGTCGATGTCCTCGCGGAGGTTGGTCGTGTGGCTGTTCTTCACCTCGGCCCGCACGTCGGCAAGGTGCCGTCGCTGCCACAGGCCGAGTAGGGCGGTGACGATGCTTGCTACGGCGGCGATGACCGCAGCGATGACTGTCGGGTTGTGCACGGGGGTTCTCTCACTTCCACGTCGAGCCGTTGCCGGACTTGACCTGCGCGAGAACCCACGAGGTGCCATTGCCGACGTACACGAGGGCGTTTGACCAGCCGGTGCCCGTTCCGATGTAGACACCGGGCAGGGTTTTGAACGTCGCGGCGGTCGACCATGCGCCCGCCCCGGCGGCGTTCTTCGCCCGGACGCGAACCCAATAGTTCGTGCCGGGCAGTAGACCGGTCAGGGTGTTCGGCGAGGCCGAGTCGGCGACGGTTACGACGCCCACCGTGAAGGCCGAGTCTTTCGCGCTCTGAACGTCGTAGCCGGTCAGTGCCGAGCCGCCATCGAACGCAGGCGCCGACCAGGAAACGTCGGCCTGAACCGGCGTGATGCCGCTGACGGCAACGCCGGTCGGAGCGCCGGGCACGGTGATATCCGTCGTGTCGCTCGTGCTCGACGAGTAGGCCGAGGTCCCGATCCCGTTGGTAGCGCTGACGCGGGTGTAGTACGTCTTCCCGTAGGCGAGGCCGGTCAGCGTGGTCGACGTGCCGCCGATGCCGGCGTACGTGACGACGTTGGTCGTGAAGCCGGAATCGTCGGCGCGCTGCACGGTGTAGCTCGTGATGCCCGAGCCGCCGTCGTCGCCCGGGGCCGCCCACGACAACGCGATCGAGTTGCCCGAGGGCGTGCCGGCGGGCGTGCCCGGGGCGCCGGACACCTTCGGGATGCGGGGCAGGTCCCACACGCCCGACGCGGCATTCGACCGCTCGCCGTTGTATCCGGTCATGCCGGCAGTGACGCTGATGTTCGCGTAGCCGTTGGCGTCGTGGTAGATCACGAACGAGCCGGAGCCGGTCTGAAGGTCGCTGTGACTGTGCCCGCTCACGAACGTGTGGATGTTGTCGCCCGAGCCGTACGCGTTGTAGACGACGCTGCCATTGATCGCACCGTCACCGCTGCGAAGGCCACGACACGTCACGGTCCCTTGAAAGTGCCAGCCGACTTGCCAGTTCACGACCGAGTAGTTCCCGGCCTGCGACTGACTAGCAAGTTGCCAGTTGATGTAGACCCAGTTCGGCCCGGACACAGAGTTGCCCCCGACGCCGCCAGACCAGTAAGGCATGCGCGGTCCTTCCTTACGAGGTCGGCTGAATCCAGATGCGGTCAGCGGTGGGAGAGCCGCCCGGCGTCGTGGTCGACACGGTGACGGTGTAGCCGCCCCAACGGGTCGAGTTGTCCACGGTGGACGGAATGACGTTCGCCCAGGTCGAGCCTGTCCAGACCTCGAAGATCGAGAGGTCGAGGTTGTAGCCGAGGCGGGCGAGGCGGGGCGATGCCGGTCGGGTTGCGGTGCGCCAGACGCCCACGCGCGAGCCGACGAACGGCCGCTCGTCGATGATGTCGCCCGACGCGATGGTGCCGGCGCCCGGGTTGACGGTCAGGGTCGCTAGGGCGATCTCGTAGTTCGCGGTCGAGGTCTGCGTGAGCGCCGGAACCGTTGGCGACGAGGCCGGGGTGCCAGTCAGTACCTCGACTGTGATCGTGTTCGCCGTCGGATCGAGGCGCAGAACGACGCGGTCCTTCCGGGTCAGCGTGGCGTGCGGCGCCGCAACGGCCTTGTTCACCGTCGCGTCGCTGGACACCATGAACCCTCGAACGATCGCGTCGCCCGCGAGCACGTCGACCGTGAGGCCGGTCGCGGCCTGAACCTTGAACCCGTTCCCGGTCGCGGAGTCGACCACGCCCGAATCCTGAAGCTCGCGGAACAGTTGTGAGAACTGTGTCTCGGTCGTGTCCTGCGTCTCGAAGGGCCACGAGGTGATTGCCATGAGAGGTCTGTCCCTTTCGGAGGGTGGAAGGCGGGCTAGGCCGAGATCCGGTAGACGAACAGGTAGCCACTCATGACTTGGGTGCTACCGCTGGTTTGGTACACGTCGCACGTGATCCAATCCCCGCCCGCCAGGGGAACCACGCAGTTATTGCCGACGAACCCTTCGGTCGGGTTGTAGGACGCCCGGAAGGAGGTGCCGCCGTACGCGGCGGTGTTTACGTTGATGTCGCAGAAGTTGCGAGCGCCGCCACCAGCGGACATCAGGACGACGAGACTGATCGCGTAGAGCCCGTCCCGTCCGGACGGGATGGTGACGGTGTTGCCGGACACGGTGATGAACGTGCCACCAGTCTGCGTAATCGACGTGTCCCAGACGACGACGGTCGCGCCGCCACCACTCGGAACGCTCAGGCCGGCTACCCGTTTGATCAGGCAGCCGACCCGGAACGAGGAGAACATGTCGTCGGTCTTGAGGTGGTCGGCCGCACTGCGGTACAGGTTCGTGTCGGTGACGGTGCTCCCACCGGGACCCCATTCAAGCTGGCCGCCCGCCCGCAAGTTGAACCGGTTCACAGTGTCGCCGGTGACTCGGCCGGTCAGGATGGTGTTCCCGGCGTTGGTGTGCTCGACCGCGAAGGGGGCGGTCGACCCCGAGCCACCAACGTTGACCTGTTTCGTGATGTCGGTCAGTCTGATGCTGTCGTCCGTGGCCAGGGTGTCGGCCGCCAGCCGGTATAGGTTCGTGTCCGGGGTCGCGGCGCCCGTGCTCCAACGAAGCGTGCCGTCGGCGTCGACCGTGAGCCGGGGCTGACTGTCGCCGGTCACCCTGACGGTAACGAGGTCGGCGCCTGCCGCCGCGCCGGTCAGGTCGACGGTCGTCGGCGGGCCGCCGTTCTCGGCGTTGGCTTCGAGGCTCGACACGCGCCGGTCGATCGAGGCGACCCGCCCCGTCCCGTCATTGCGGAAGCCCTCGGGGTCGCCGAGTAGCACGCCCTGACGGACGCCCTCGCTGTCGGCCTTGACGGTGTAGCCCGTGACGGTGGTCTTAAGCTCGACGCCCTCGACGACGACGGTCACGAGGTCGCCGAGGTTCCAATCGCGGCCGAACTCCATAGACGTGTCCTGAGCGGGCACGGCCTGAACCGCGATCGCCGAGAACCCTTGCTCGGCAAGGCGTTCGAGACCGGCTTGCGCCAGGTCGGCGTCCTCGTTCTGCCGGCGGTCGAGGAACAGTTCGATGCGGCGACCCCACGCCGCCTCGGCGGCCAGCGACTCGGCCGTCGACACGTCCGCGAAGGCGCGGTCTACGGCCTCGCCCTTGCCGGCGACGACGACGCGGGTCGCCCCGGGCGGGGCGGTCGCGACGCGCTGCGAGGCGAGGGTGTTGTTCGCTACGTCGAGGCGGATGGCGGCCGAACGGTCGACCACGGCGAAGGTCTGAAACTGAAGCACGGCGCCCGACTGGACGATGCGGAAGCCGAGGCCGGCGCCGTTGGCGAGGTCGGTCAGCAGTGAGCCGAGTACGTCGAAGCGCGCGTTCTTCGTCACGGTCGAGCCGCGCGCGCCGTCGGCGCCGAAGGTCAGGCGCATGTCCCGGCGGGCCGAGGGCGCCGCAGGGCCGACGTTGGCAGACACGTACGCGTGCATAAGCGTCTCGGCCGCGCCGGTCCGCTTGTCGTACGCCTCGGTCTGCGTGGTCGGGTCCACGTTGGACGGTTGGGGGAACGCGAGGCGGTCGGCGAGGATCACGTCGTCCGTGATGCCCTTGACGACGAGCGAGCCGGCCGGGTCGTTCGACGAGGCGGACACCTCGGCCGACTCGACCGGGCCGGACGCGAGCACGGTGCCGTCAGACGACCGCGTGATGATGAGGCCGGCGCCGGGTGTGCGCAGCACGTCGGCCATCGGGTGCGACAGGGGAAGGGTCACCTGCCACTCGCCTACGGCGTTGAACTTGTCGGTCAGAGACAGAACCATGTCCTCGCGGCGAATCTGTCCGAGCCGCGTCAGCGTTTTGTCCCTGACCTCTACGGTCAGGTCGAGCACGTCAGATTACCGCCCACTTCCGGGGCCGCCACTCGGCGGCGATCTTCGAGGCAGCCGTGCTGCCGGTCAGGATGACGCTCGCCGTCGTGGTGCCCGGCGGGATGCGCCACAGTTGCGGCGCCGGGCCGAGGTCGGCGTAGCGGTTGGTGCCCGTACCGTCCACAACGGACGCCGCGCGGGTGTCGATGGTGAGCGTTTGGCCGGCGGTGAGGGTGCCGTTCCACGCGAACGACTCGCCGGTCGCCGAGGTGCACACGAGGTTTGAGCCGGGGCCGGTGATGGTCCACACGGGGTAGGCGTCGGCGTCACCCGTGTTCTCCATGGTGATCGAGCCGAGGGTCTGTGACGGGGACACGCGAAGCATGGACAGCGACACCGTGCCTTCGAGCAGGCCGCGCCCGGCGCTCGCCACGATCTCGCGGCGAGTGACCGCACTGGACGTCCAGAACGGGTCGCCCGCCCGCAGGGTCACGACCGTCGTCAGCCAGTTCTCGGCGCGCACGTCGCGGCCGAGGGTCAACTGACCCCCGCCGACGCGGCGCACGTTCAGGGTCCAGCTAGAACCGTCGTCCTCGACGAAGCGCAGAACCATCGGGCCGGCGAGCATCGTCGAGGCGCGGGCCATCATGACCTTCAGGTCCGCGCGCGTGGGCGCTTGTACGTAAATCGGCAGATCGAGGTCGCGGGCCAGGACGCGCCCGCCCCGGTACTGTGCGCCGTCCCCGGCGCCTTCGATCCACTGTGTACTGACGGGCGGCAGGCCGAAGCCTGTCGCGCCTTCGAGGGCGGCGATGCCCAGACCGGAACCGGCGATGCCGTCGAGGTCGAAGGCATCGCCGTTCGCGGCCTCTAGTCGAAGCCGAGGCACTTACCACACCATCCTTGTCCGGTCGGCCGCCGCGAACAGGTCTTCCTCGGCGGACAGACCGGAACCCGGGGCGGCGTAGTAGTTGAGGGTCTTTCCGGACGCGCCCGCGCCAGCGGCGGCCAGCGCGCCAGCGACGCCGCCCTGCGGTACCGGCAGGGCAAGGTTCGTGTTCGCGATGCCGTCGGCGACCGCGCGCACGGTCCGCATGACGGTCGAAGCGTCTTCGCGGATGCCCTTCGCGAGACCTTGCATGAGGTAGCCGCCGAACTCGGCGAACATCGTCGAGGGCGAGTTGATGCCGAAGAAGTCCTTCACGAACCCGGGCAGCTTGTCGAGGACGTAGGTCTTGATCGCCTGAATCACCCTGCCGGCCGTGTTCCTGATGCCCTGAACGAAGCCGTCGATGATGTTGCCGGCGAAGTCCATGAACTTGCCGGGCAGACTGCTGATCGCGTCGAGGGCGCGGGTCCCCATGTCCTTCAGGTGACCGACCACCTGCGACACGAACTCTTGCACGCGGCCGGGCAGGGCCTTGATGTTCGTGACGAAGTTGTTGATGCCGGTCTTCACGAAGTCGACGGCGGCGTTCCACGCGGCAACCGTGTTGTCCTTGACGGTGTTCCACGCGTCCGTGACGCCCTTGACGATCTCGTTCCACTTGTCGGCCAGCCAACTACCGATGCCGCCGAAGACGCGCTTGATCAGGTCCCAGATGATGCCGAGGGCTGCGCCGAGGACGCCTTTGATGATCTCCCATGCGCCGCCGAACACGTCTTGCACGCCCTGCCACAGCTTCGCCCAATCGCCCGTGAACAGGCCCGTGATGATCTCGAAGATTCCCTTGATGATCGTGAAGGCGCCCTTCAGCACGTCGACCACGGCGCCGAAGACGTGCGACACGATGCTGACCACGGTCGGGCCGAGCAAGTCCCACAGCTTTTCGAGGACGACGGTTATGACGTGCGTCGTCGGGCCGATCGCGTCAGCGAACGAGCGCGCGGCCTCGCCGATCGTGGTGAACAGCGGGCCGACCTTTTCCTTCAGGCCGTCGAAGGCCGGGGCCAGGTCGTGGAGGATCTTCGCGATGACCTGAAACCGCTCGACGAAGACTTTCTTCAGGTCGTCAATGATCGGCTTGACCGGGCCGAAGGCGGTCGTGAACGACTTGAACGCCGTTTGCGCAGAGTCCTTAATGGACAGGATCGCCTTGCCGAGGTCGGTGAAGGGGCCGACGAACTTGTAGGTGCTGCCGAACGCGCTGTCCATGGCGCCGCCGAACGCCTCGACGCTCTGCGTTTCGCCACCCGTCCCGAACAGGAAGTTAAACGCGGTGCGGATGCTGCCGAGGGCGTCGACGAAGGGTTTCATCTTGCCGCCACCGGACGAGAACGTGTCGAACAGTCCCGTCATGAAGGTCGTCGCCTTCGTCACGACGGGAAGGAAGAACTGACCGATCTTTGTCTTCAGGTCGTCCCACTGCGCCGAGAGGATGCGCTGTTGGTTGGCGAGGCCGCTCGACGTGCGCGCGAAGTCGCCTTGCGCGTCGCTGGTCTGCTTCATGATGAGGGCGTTTGCGGCGAGGACGCGTTGCTGTGGTGTCAGGGCGTCCTTTGTGGTCTTGATCAGACCGAGCCGAAGGGCCTCGGCCCGCAAGCTCATGTCGTCGAGCAGGATGCCGAAGCGCCGGGCGGGCTCGGCCTCGCCGCGCAGTGCGGCGCCGAGCGCGATCATGACTTCCTCGGGCGAGGCGTTGCGGAACGAGGCGATGTCGACGGACAGCTTCGTTAGGTTCGTGCTGAAGCCGACGAGGTCATTGCCAGTCAGGCCGGCGACCTTGCCGAACATGCCGAACTGTGCGGCGGCCTGTTCGGCGGCCAGCTTCGACATACCGAGGGCGCGCGGGCCGGTGCTCGCGAAAGCCTCGACCTGTGCGGCGGCCTTCCCGAACGTCACGTCCATGACGTTCGCCTGCTCGTTCAGGTCCGAGGCGAGATTGACCGAGTCGACGAGCGCGTCTTTCACTTTGTCGAAGGCGAACATGCCGCCCGTGATCGCGAGCATCGGGCCGGCGATGCCCTTGACGCCTGCGAGCAGGCCCGCCCCGGCGGCCTTGCCGCCTGCCTTACCGCCAGCGGTGCCGGCGGCCACCATGCCGGCCGACACCTGTCCGTTCAGGGCGGACGCGAACCCCTGCGCCGACGGGATGATCTGAAGGGTCGCGTAACCGACGTTCGACACCGGGGGGTTCCTTCCTATGTGGACTTAAGGCGCTCCCTCTGCTCTCGCAGGCGCGCGAACATGTCGGCCTTGCGGGCGGCCTCGGACTTGGCGCCGGACTTCGGGCGCAGCGGGTGAGGCTCGCCGGTCAGCGCGTGGAACACGTCGGCGAGCAGGATGTCGGTCAGGGTCCAGCCGTAGGGGAGGTCGGCGTTGATTGCCCAGACGGCAGAGCCGACCGGTAGCTCTGAGACCAGCGCCGAGAGGCGCCGAAGCGACAGCCCGCCGCGCCAGAGGTCGGCCAGGTCGACGCCGTAGAACCGTTGTAGGTCGGCCTCTACGGCGTCGGCGTGGTCGCGTATCAGCGCGACGAGCGCGGTCAGTTTCCCGAGCCGACCCCTGCCCGCTGGACGGCCGCGAACATGCGGTTCAGGTCGCCGACCGTCTTGTGTGCGGCGCGGAACCGCATCCACTGGTCGGGGCCGAGGATGAGGCGGACGCAGGTCACAACCTTGTCGTTCTCGAACGCTTCGAGGGCGTCGAGGTCCCATTCGGACGCGGGGGTGATCTCGTAGGTCTCGCCGTCGAAGTCGAACGTGATGTGCTCGCCGAGCGCTTCGGCCTTCGCGGCAGTCTTCGCGGTGGGCATGGGGGATGTCTCCTAGGGATGGCGCGGGAAGGGTGGGAAGAGTGAAGGCCGGGCGCGCTTCCCACGCCACGCCCGGCCCTCGGTGGTGCTATGTGGACGATCAGGCGGACAGGCCGCTGATGTCGGTGTAGATCGTGCCGTCGGCCTCGGGGTATAGAACGACCGTGACCTCGTAGGCGGTCAGTCCGCTCTCGGACTCCTTGACCTCGCCGATTTCCTCGACGGTCGCGCGCTCGACGATGCGGCGCTTGCGCTTCGTGCCGTCGTTCACCTCGAAGCCGATCATGAACTCGGCGTTCGTCGGGACCTTCACGGTCGCGGTGGTCAGGCCGGTCACGGTGTTGCGGGTCGAGCCGGGGTTGATCAGCGCGAACACGGTGTCGTTGTCTTCGAGGGCGACGAACTTGATCGTCCTCTTGTGCTTCGACTTCGTCTTCTTGACGAGGATGCCGCCCCACGCGTAGAACTCGTTCGACTCCTGATCGCGGGTCTCGGTGAAGCCCTCGTCGCCGTCGAGCAGACCGACCGGGTCCCACGCAGCCGCCCATGCGGTCGTCACGTCGGTCGGGGCGGCGGTCAGCAGCGGGGCAATGTAAACGTCGGCCGTCTGCCAGAGCGCGGCGTTAGCGGTGTCACCGCTCATGGTGTCTCCTAGATGGGTTGGGGCCGCAGCCGCGCGGCTACGGTGAACGTGCACATTGGACTGTTGGTTGCGGGGTCGGTTGTCGGGACCGGGCCGGCGCCCTCGCCGAAGCTGCGTACGTCCGCGTTGCCGGCGTCGGTGAGCAGGACGGCGCGCGCCTTCATGGCGAGGGCCAGCGCGCGGGCCTCGCTCGTGTGCCAGACGGTCACGCGGACCGTCGCCACGGCGAGGGCCGGGTAAGTGCCGGTCACGCCGTCCACGGCGACCATGACGTACGGCCGCTCAGGACTGCCGTCAGCGCGCGTTTCCGGCGCGAGGGTGCCGTAGGTAGGGGTTGCGTCGAGGGCCGGCATGCGTGCTCTCAGAGCCGTCAGCGTGCCCGCCATCGCGTCGCCGAAGATGACTAGCGGCTTACTCACGCTCGCGCACCTCTAGACCCGCGCGGGCGGCGGCGCGTGTGAGCATGCCGTACCTCGCCTGATAGGCGAGGGCGGCGGCGTGCTTCACGGTGATGGACGACGCGGCGCGGTCGGTCTCGTAGTCGTCGACCACGACCTCGGCGCCCTCGGGCGCTATCACGTCCGCCGCGATGGCCTCGGCCCAATCGTGGACGACGGCGGCGACCTCGCCGGACTTCAGCATTTGCTCAATGCCCTTGTGGTCGAGGCGGATGCTTGCCACGGTCACACCTCCGGTATGCGGACGAGGGCCACGTTCCACATGACGTTTCGGGAGGGCGAGCGAAGTAGCTCGGGCTCGCCGTCCACCTTGAACAGTCCGCGTGCAGTGGCGAGGCGGTCGCCCGCCCGGATGTCGACCGAGGCGGGAAGCATGATCTGACGGTGCAGTAGGAAGCCGATGGCCGCGATCTCGTCGGGTGCGTCCCACGAGCCGGGGTTGCCGTACTCGTCTACGCCTGCCGCGCGCAGGATGGTCACGGCGTCGGGGAACTTCACAGCGTCCACTCCCACGGGCTCAGGTCCGACGTGGTGCGGAAGGTCGCGGCCGGCGTGCGAACCGAGCCGGTGCCGGTCCACGTGCCGCCCGCCGCGTTCGCGCGCTGCGCGGCAAGCTCGACGGTCTTGCGCTCGCGGTCGGTCAGGTACGGGCCGATCGCGGTCTGATCGGCCTGCCACGAGTACGGGCCGACGGACTCGCCTGCGTACCCGCTCGGGTTCTCGTAGGTGCGCTTCGCGGCGACGACCACTACCACCTGAACCGACAGGGGCGCGGGCTTCACGCCGGCCGGGGCCGTCCACTGGCGGCCAGCCATGCCGGCCACGTCGCGAACGAGCTCGGAAGCATCGGCGATGTTCGCGAGGGCGCGCGCCAGGTCGGCGCCCGCGAGCGAGCCGACCGCAACGCCTAGGCGGGTTTCGAGGTCGGCCACGGTGGCGAGGGCGTCCGACATGGGCGGTCACTCCTAACAGGACGAAGCCGAGGGGCCGCCCGTAGGCGACCCCCCGGCAAGGGATCGATCAGGTGCCGGCGCCGTCGTTCACACGGACGACGAAGTTGACCGGGGTGCCGGTCGAGGACACCTGCGCGTTCATCAGAGCCACGCCCGCGAAGACGTTCACGAAGGAACGGTCGTTCTGGTTGATCGGGTCGTAGTCGAAGATGTAGCGCATCGGCCAACCGCGCTCCATGACGGACGCGCCAGCGGTCGCGCCCTGCGGCACGATCGGAGCGCGCAGCGCCAGCGTGCAGGCGTCGCGGTGGTAGAAGATGGCCTCGGTGGTCGCGAGCCGGTTCGACTCGATGATGGTGAAGCCGGCGAGGCGGCCGACCACGCCCGACGCAACGCCCGCGTTGTCGCTCAGGTTGTTCGCCGAGAGCGCGCCAGCGTTCAGCAGGTCGAGGTAGACGCCGGTACCGACGGCCGCGTACATGCCGGACAGCGGGGCGCCCATGTCACGGAGCAGCTTGCGCGCGGTCGTGAACAGCGGGACGACGGTGCTCGCGGTGCCCTGCGTGTAGGCGGTGTCGAGCGCGGCGGTCTCGGCGACCGACTGAAGCTTCGCCACGACAAGGTTCTCGATCGCCTCGGCGACCGCGAGGGTCTGCGGGGCGAGAATCTGCGAGGCGAAGTCCTGAAGCTTCAGGGTGATGTCCTCGTCGGTCAGCGACGCGCCGTGCCAGATGTCGGCGGTCAGCGCGACGGCCTGCGTCGACTCGGTCACGTCCGCCGTGGTGCGGGCGGCCGGGGTGCCGATGGTGCGGGTGGTCGCGGTCAGCGCGGCGGGCGTGCGGACGTTGATGGTCGCACCGCGCTTGCCGGCGAACTCGGCCTCGAAGTCGCGGTTTACGGTGCCGGCGATGCTCAGATCCTTCGAGACCAGAGCCGCCGAGATCCGGGCCAGATTGTCGGCCTGGGTCTTCAGGGTGTTAGCCATTTGGGCATGTCCTTACGGGGGAGAGGCGCGCCAGCGGCGCGGGTCAGAGCGAACGGTTGTAGATCTTGTCCGCGATGGCGCCTGCGTCGAAGGCGCCCGATGCGTCGGCGGCGGCGTGGCCGGGGGTCAGCTTCGGTGCGGGCTTGCCGGGGATGTCCTCGGCGGCGTCCTTACGGGCGCCCACGCCGAGACGCTTCGCGAGGGCTTCGGCCTTCGCGTCGAGGTCGTCGTCGGCGACGCCCGCGAGGAACACGGCGTCCTCGTCGGACAGACCGTGCTTGCTCAGCACGGTCTTACGTCGGTCCGCCGCATCGCGGTCAGACAGCGACTTTTCCGCCCGCTCGGCGCGCTCGACGGCGCGCTGAAGCTCGGTCTTTTCCGCGTCGGCGCGAGCCTGCTCGGCCTTGTCGTAGTCGGACAGCTTCGCCTTCGTCTTCGCGTTGTCGGCGCGAAGGTTCTCGATCAGCTTCCACGCGCGAGCCGCGTCGAAGTCGTCGCCCCACGGGGCGGCCGTGCCGGCGTCCTCTGTGGACGCGGCGGCCAGGTCGGCGGGGTCGGTGTTGGCGGGCGGGTTCTCGTCTGGCACTTTGCGTCTCCTGTACGCGAGCGCGCGCGGGCCTGCCGCGAGCGCGAGGGGTGAGGGTTCCGGCTATCGCGCCGGGCGTCCGACCCTGGCCGGGGTCGGGAGTCTGCGAGCGCACGAGGAAGGCCCTCCCCGATCAGGGAAGGGCCTTCGTGTGCGGGGGTCGGCGGTTAGGCCGGGTGCGTGCCTACCGGCCGCATGCGGTCGAGGCGGTCGAGGTTCGCGAGCACGGGCAGGCGTTCAACCTTGCCGGTCGCCTTCGAGACGAACAGGGCGGGCGCATCCATGAGGGCGAAGTTATGGTCGCGGTCGACCAACCACTCGGCCGCCCCGGCGATGACCTGCCAGTGCGTGTCGTCCTCCCACCCGTAATCGAGCACGGTCAGCGTGCCGGCGTCCTCGGGCCACTCAGGGCGCAGAGCGTCGGCCGCCTTGCGGCGAGCGTCCTCGAATGAGTAGGTCACCTAACCTCCTACGGTTTCGGCACTGCAATGATATCCGTCCCGGCGACGAGGGCGTCTGTCGGCACGAGGTCGTCCACGCGGACGATCGACCACACACCGGGGTTCGCTTTGTTGGCGTAGGTCGATAGGGCGAGGTTGGACGTGGAGGTCTGTGCGTCGAGATACCGCACTGCGCCGCCGATCTTTTCGACGTTGAAGATGTGCGCACCTCCGGCCTTCCAAGACACCGTGATCCATCCGCGCGCGCCGTCGGGCCACGCGTTGGCGATGGCGTCCACCTGCGTGTCACTCAGGTTCCACCCGAGCACGCGCCCATGTGGCGCCCCGTTTGGCAGGGTGTACCGATTGAGGATGACCTGAGGGTTCCGCCCGCTACGGCTGAACGTCGTCGAGAGCGGTGTAGCGATCACGTCGTAGCCACGCCGCCGTAGGTCGTGCGCGGCGACGACTTGCGAACAGTTGATGTCGTAGCGCGGCTGACCGTAGTTCGGGTTCGTCCCGCGCGCGTCGAGGGTGAGTAGCTGTTTCGCGGTCATGCCGGACGGCTGCGCAATCGTCGGCAGGCCGGCGATGCCATTCGGAGCGACCGGGCGGGCCGGAAGCTTCGGGGCGACCTTCGGGGCGACCGGGACGCCGCCACCCTCGTACGCGCGCCTGAAGGCGTTGATCGCGTCGTTCCCGCTGTAGCCCTTCGTCGACTCGTTCCACAGCTTCTGAAACTCGCGGCCTCGGCCGGGCCAGTTCTGATCGCGGTAGTAGGCGGGCTCGGGGTGGCAACCGCACTTGTCGTGATACACGTCGCCGTCCAGCGCGACCCGCGCCGTGTGCTCGTCTTTGTAGACGGGGCCACGGCTCGCGAGCATCGCGCAGAACGCACACGGGCGGCCGTCGGTCACACGTGCGTAGCCGAGGGCGTTCGGGTCGCGGGCCGTCGTGTTCCGGATGGTCGCGCGGCCGGCGTCCGCCGACAGGCGGTAGCCCGCGCCGAGCGTCGCCGAGAGGGCGAGCGACATCGCCTGTTCGAGCGTCGACCCCTTGCTCATGGCTTGCTTCGCCGTAACCGGGCCGGTCACGAGTAGCGAGGTCATGACCTGAGCCGGCGGGAGCGAGTCGGCGTAGGCCAGGTCGACCGGGCCTGATACGCCCATCGCCTCGCGGTGTGCGAGGTAGTAGGCGCCTGCGGTCGCTGACGCCTCGCGGCGGGCCGTGTCGATGATGCGCGAGGCGACCGTCGCATACTGCGGGAACGTGCGGGTCAGGTCGGACGGGTCGAGCAGCGTGTTAAACGCGACGGTCAGCCCGCCCGCTGTACGCCCCGCTACGGTCGCCTGCGCGATGCGGTACGCCTCGGTAAGGGCGGCCGGTTCCATGCGCTCACGCGCCGTTCTGCGGGGCCGGCGGGCCTCCCTGCGCGGGTGCCTGCGCGGCCGGGGCGGTCTGCCGGGTCAGGGCGTCGGTCAGAGCCTTGATCCCGTCGCCCGCCGACGCCATGCCGCGCCAGCGCTCGACATCGGTGTCGTTCACGCCGGGGATGCGCTCCCATGCGGCCTCGCTCGGGACGCCGAGCATTTGGACCATCTTCCCGAGAGCGTCCACGGTGGCGGCGAAGCTGCGCGCTTCCTTGTCGCGCCAGCGAACCTGAGCCGTGTCGTCGGCCTCGGCGCCGCCCGCGATGGCGGCCAGCGCGAAGACCTGCTCCCACGCCTCGCCGAACAGCAACTCGTAGACCTCGGCCTGCCGCTGCGTTACGTCGTACAGCGTGCCGAGGGCGTCGGCCAAAACGTTGACGAGGTTGCCCTGAAGCATGCCGTTCGGGAGTTGGCCGAGGACGGCCATGGTCGTCACGGACTGCTCGAAGGCGCGAAGGTGCCCGCTGACCTCGGTCTGCGCGAAGTCGCCGAACTTGGCGTCGCCGTTGTCGGTGACCCACAGGCGGTCGACAGCCGCGTCGAAGGTCTCGACCGGCAGGCCGTAGGCCGGGTTCGGGATGGTCGCCGGGTTCGTCTCGTCCTCGGGCAACAGCGGGTTGTAGTCCGGGTTCTCGATCGTCTGGCGCTCGTCGACCGGGATAGCGAGGCCGGTCGCCCACCGTTGGCGGAACGAGGCGAAGTGCATCGCCATCGACAAGGCGAACACGGTGTCGTTCACGCGGTCTTGCGGGATGATCAGGGGCCGGATGATGCCGGTCGGCGTGCCGTCGAGGCGGTCGCGGAAGCGCACGAGCGGGGTCACGCCGAGGCCGTGGCGCTCGGTCGAGACCACCTTCAGCCTGTCTTTGCCGTCCTTCGGGTCGAGCACGGTGTAGACGTTCTCGTTGTCGATGACCTCCCACAGGACGCCCTCGGACGTGCTGCCACGGTGGCGCAGGGCGTGCACGGGCCACTCGTCGTCGGCGTCCTCGTACCACGCCATCGACCGCAGCGGGTCGAGAGGGCGGATGACCGGGGCCTTGTCGCCGGGCAGGACGAGCACGTATGAGGCGCCGTACTCGACCGCGCCACGGTGGGCGATCGTCTGGCGGGCGTCCAGCTTGTTCGCCTGCCAGTACGACCACGCGGCGGCGTTGTCCTTCGCCGTGGTCGCCCGGTAGCCGTCGACCGCGAGCAGCTTCACGAAGGTGTCCGACACACGCGGCAGTAGGTTCGTGATGCTGCGCTCGGCCATCACCTTGTACTCGCGGCGGGCGCCGGGCGGGATGTACGGCAGGTCGTGGTCGCCCGCGAGGTAGCGCGCAATCTTGCCGTGGTGCCCGTCGCGCTGAACGCTCGACGCGTGCTCGGCGATAAGCTCGGCGGCCAGGCCGGCAGGGTCGGACGTAGTCGCCACGCGGTATCACCTTCCTATGTGGTGGGTCAGTGCCGTAGGGGTTGGGGGGTGCGGCGTCGGCCGCCGAGGCCGACGAGGGTCCCCACGGCGCCGCGTCGTTTCGCGAGCGCGCCGGAACCGGTCAGGGCGGTCAGGGCCATACGGGCGAGCAGGGTCGCGGCGAGGGCGTCGACCTTGTGCGGGGACTCGCGGCCTTCCTTGCCGAAGCTCACGCCGTAGCGGCCGGGGCGGCGGCGGGCGTTCAGGAAGTGCCGACGCAGGCGCGGGTCGCCGTCGTGGGGAAGCTCGCCGTCGACAACGGCGCGGTGTAGCGCCTCGGTCGCGCGCACGGTGTCGGCCTGATGGGTCCGCATGTCCCACGCGACGGCGTGCTTCGCGGTCGCCTTGACGAGCAGGCGTTCGCCGTAGGTGTCGCGCCACGAGTCAACGTCGGTCTCCCACTCGGCCACGTCGGCGAAGAACGCAACCACGTCGAGCGTCGCGAACGCGTTGTCGACCGTGCCGCGCACGTCGTCTTTGTTGACCTCCCAACCCACGCCGGCCGAGCCGTCGGGCTTCTCCCACAGGCCAAGTAGGAAGGGTGCGCCGTCGCTCGCGCGGATGGCGACGAGGGCGGTCGAGTCGTCTGTACGCCCGCCGTCGAAGCCGAGCGCGACCGTCTCGCCGCGCTTCCACTGGCCGGGCTCGGTTCTGCGGAGTGCGGCCAGGTCGCGCCTGTTCGCGTCGAACTCGGCGGCGGTGACCCACACGTCGGCGGCGTCAACGATTTGGTTCAGGTAGAACCGGCACGAGTCCTCGGGCGGGGTGTCGGGCGAGTAGACCTCGGACACGAGGGCGTCGAAGTCGACCCAATGCGAATCGCCGTACGCGCACGCAAGGGCGGCGCGTAGCTGTACCTCGTCGGTCAGGTCGACGGGCGGGGCCTCGCGGCAGTCGTACAGCATGTCGGCGAGGCGCGTGCGCCCCTCGCACTGTGCGAGGTGCGCGTCGTAGAGGTCGCGGGCGACGGTGTCCTCGGCGGGGTTGTGCGCGTTCGTCGTGACGACGCTGCGCCCCTTGACCTTCGCGAGGTTGCGTCGGATGACCCGCGCGAGCGCCTTGCCGCCGTTGGTCTTCGTCCAGTGGTGAACCTCGTCCATGACGGCGAAGGTCGGGCGGGCGCCCTCTTGCGTCGAGGGGTTCGCGGTGATCGGGTGCAGCTTGCCCCCGCCCGCGACGTAGATACGCGTCAGGCCGATGTCTAGGCCGTACTCGTCGGCCGTGTCCGCCGGAATCATGGCGCGGATGGCGTCGAGCGTGTTCGCGGTCTGCGCCTCGCTCACGCCGGCGATCACGACCCACGGGGACGGCTGCCGGCGACCGCGCGGCGTGCCGTCGGCGTTCCACCCGTCGAAGACGACCGGGCCGACAAGCTCCACAATGCACAGTGCCGCCAGGAACGGGGACTTACCCCAGCCCTTCGCCCGGCGCAGGACGGCGCGGCGGTAGCGCCAGCGCCCGCGCTCGTCGAGGGCATAGAACCACAGGACGAAGTTCAGTTGCTCGGGGGTGAGCCGGTAGGGCTCGCCTGCGTCGTCGCCGTCGGGCTGTATCAGCCACGTCTCGATCCATGCGATGACGAGCCACCCGAGCGTAGGCGCCCCATCGGGGAACCGGCGCACGGTCTTGATTGCTTTCACGTCGGGGGCCTGCCTCGTCGCGGGCGCGCGGGCCTGCCGCGCGGCGTTTACGTGTGAGGCTTGCCGCGCACGGTCGGGCCTCCCTGCTCAGTCGTCGTCGTCCATTTCGGACAGCCGGGCGCGCGCCGAGTCGAGGTGCGTCACGCTCGCGAGGCCGGGCTGTTCCGGGGCGTCCGGCGGTGCCACGACGCGCATGCGGGCTCGCTGGCGGTCGGTGTAGGTGGCGCCTAGCCGTTCCTCGTTCTGACGGATCTCGGCGAGCAGCTTCGCGTCAGCCGCGCCGCCGAAGTAGTCCTCGACGAGGTACGCGAGGAAGCCGAGGCGTTGCCAGTCGGTCGCCTCGAAGACCTGCGCCTGCGGGGCCTTCCGCCACGTCTCGAACCACGCGACGGTAGGCGGCGACCAGTTGACGACGCCGGTCAGGTCGGCAAGCTCGGGGCCGCGCACCTCGTCGTCGCGGACTAGCTCGCGCTCGCCGTGAGCGGGGGTGTTGCGGCGGCGCCGCTGGTCATCGGGCTTCGGGGCGTGCATGGTGCCGCGAGCCATCGGCGCTCCCTTCGGGCTAGTGGTCGGGGGTTAGATGTCGGCCTCGAACCGGGCGTCGAAGGCGGCCTGAGAGTACGTGGTGATCGCGGTACCGGACCGAACAACCCAATCGCCGACGGCGACGATCGTCGGTGAGTCCGTGGCGAGTAGGTAGTTCAGGACGAGGTTTGTGCCGCTGATCGAGGGCACGCCGAGTACATCACTCACGCGCACGAATTGGCGGATCTCGGTGACGTTGGTGCCGGTCCATTGGACGGCGTCAACGTAGGGGCGATACCTCGCCATGGTCAGGGGAGGCGGACGACGGCGGCGGTCACGGTCGTGACCGACGAGAACGTGACATCGGCGTGCCGGCGGTCGCCAACCTTCGCGTACTCGGGCAGGACCGGAATCCACGCCTCGCCGCTGGCGGCGACCGTGTACGCCTTGTCGGGGTAGGGGTCGCCGGTCGGCAGGGTGGCGGGGGTAACCATCGTGACCGTGATCGGCGACGCAGAGCCGTTCTTCACGATCAGGACGGCGCCGACCTCGGCCGTGTCGCTCAGGGCCGGGGTGGCGAAGGCGGGCATGGCGCCCGACAGCACAACAGTTTTGGTAAGCACGTGCGGGACTCCCTTGTCGGGCGGGGTGGATTAGAGGAACGGCGGGAACGCGGCCCCGACATAGGGCCTAAATCGGGGCATTGCAGCACTCCCGATCACCAGAGTTTGGCTGCCCGTACGTCCAAACAAGCGCTATGCCGACCGATGCGAGGGGCCAGGTCGGGGAGGGAGTGACCCCCCACCCTCACCGGGATCGATGAGACCCGGGTGCGGCAAGGGCGGCCGGTTGCGTCGCTGTCGAGCATTGACGCCTTCCATTGCCGTCTTCCTTGCGTGGCAAGCCTTGCAGATGGCTCGGAGGTTGTCGAGGGAGTGATCATCACCTCGAACGATGTGGTCGACCTCGCCAGCGGGCGCACCACACAACACGCCTGTAGCAGAGCGCGCCTTGCAGCGGTACCCGTCCCGGCGCAACACACGTAGGCGGCGGGCCTGCCAATCGCCGGGCAGGCGTGCCCTGCGATCGCTTCCTTCCCATGGCAAGGCGGGCCTCCATGGGGCGTAGGGGTGGGGTGCGTTGCGCAGCACACCCCCCTCTGTCGGCCTCACATGGGGGGGCCGGGTATTCAGCGATGGGGGGGCGGGGCTTTCGCAACCGAGGGGGGATGTTGCGCGACCCCCTCGCGCGCGGCACTGCCCGGACTCCCATGCCCACGAGGGGCGATGGTGGCGTATGGCGGCCGGGGGCGCGTCTCAGATACGAGGGGGTCGCAAAGCGGCGAGACGCCCACAGGGTTTGCCGGGCCGTCGCCATGCGCACGGCTCGCGGTTGGCCCTGTGGGCGGTCGTAGTGGGGCTCACTTAAGTAGTGCGCCAGTGGTGGGAGGACGGCGACGGCGGTTGTCGCACTCGCGGCAAACGACCTTCAGGCCGTCGCCCTTGCTCTCGTCGCTGGCGTACGCCTTCGCCGGTAGGTCCCGCCCGCAGACCGGGCAGACCTTGAACGCTTGCGCGGCGCGGGCAAGCCGGCGGGCGAGGGCTCGGCGCACGCTGTAGGCGAGTGCGTCCGGGTCGACCTCGTACCGCTCGGCATACTCGCGGGCGATGCGGTCGAGGTTGGTCATGTGAGCCACCTGCGCAGCAAGACCCGGACGGGCGCCCACATGTCCATGAGGGACACAGGGGCGAAGTCGTCCTCGGCGGTCGCCTCGGCCTCGACCTCGTCGGGCTCGTCGTCCTCGGCGTCGCTCTCGCCCGCCGTGGCGTTCGCTGGCGCGTCGTCGTCCAGTGCTCCGGACAGGAACAGGGCAAGGGCGAGCACGTCGGGCGGGAGCGGTTTAGAGGTCGAGGCGAGCAGGTCTCGCGCCGTCGTCCACGCGTACAGCTTGCCCAGGTCGACGCCCTCGGGCGGGGACGCCGAAGCGTCGTGCTCGGTGTTCATCGGGGTTCCTTGTTCAGTCGGCTTGAACGGTCAGGGGTTCTGAACGGGGTAGGGCGTCCAGCCGTCGGCCTGAAGCGCGGCGGCGTGGGCGTGGTAGTGGTGAGTGCAGAGCACGAACACGAGCAAGCCGCGCACCATGCGGACGAGGCCCCGCGCCGGGCACCGGTCGCAGTAGTCGACCTCGGGCGGCATTAGACCCAACCGCCCGTGAGGAAGTGCGTCGACAGCCACGCCATGAAGGCGAGCAGGGCGAACCGCCGGGCCTGCGTCCAGCCGCTACGGTCCTTTGTGGGCGCCGGGTCGCCGGGCTTGCGCCTGACGGTCCCGAACCATGCCCACACGTGCTCGCTCAGGGTGTCGCCGGGCTTGCTGTTGAACAGGGCCATGCCCTCGACGACGAGGAAGTAGGCGACCCACACAAGCCACGCGATCGTGTACGGGGTCGAGAGGTCGAGCGTCATTCGTCGTCATCCTTCGGGGTCGAGGGGGCGGTCGGGGCGAGGTATTCGGCGAGGCGCAGGATCGCGTCAACGCGTTGGGACAGGGGCGCTACGCCCTCCGCGTAGCCGCGTGCGTTGGTCGCGGGGGCAAGCTTCGTCACGAGGTCTTCCGCGATCTTCAGGGCCTCGGTGCGGGTCACGGCGTACCTCCGGTCGGTGTCGAGCGGGTCGGGGTGGCGGGCGTTCGTTCGTGTAGAGGGCGAGGGCGATGACACAGGCGCTCCCGAGAACGCCTATGCCAACGCCCATCGCGAAGATGGTCAGCACTAGTTACCGCACGGTCCGGGGCAGGCGCCCGGGGCGCAGGTGCCGCCGTAGGAGCAGGCGCCCTCGGCCGTAGGTGCGTCGGTCATGACCACGGCGGCGGCCTCGTAGCCCGTCGCGTCGAGCAGGTAGTCGGCGACCTCGATCAGGGCCTCGGCAGGCGTGCCACCGAACGCCGCCGCGAGGCTGTTCATGACCGCGCGGGCGTCCTTCAGCGCTTGCAAGCGCGCCTTGTAGATGAACCCCTCGGGGACGGCGATCGGCGGACCGACGGGCTCGGGCTGCGTGCCGTACGGGGCGAGTGCATCGCGCAGGGCGTCGACTTCCTCGGCGGTCAGGTAGGCCGCCATCGGGTCGATGTAGCCGCGTGCGTGCACTGACACAGTCACCGCTACGCCTTCGACGTAGGTCTCGGTCTCGGCAGTGAACCGGTCGCCGTCGCGGTCGACAGTCTCGAAGATGGTCACGGGGGGTCCTTCCTAGCTCACGTGTCCGCAGTGGACACACTCGGCGTGCGGCATGTCGGGCTCGGGGTCGTCTTCGACCTGCCCGCGCCAGACGTGGGCGGGCGCTTCACAGTCGGGGCATGGGGTCATTCGGTGACCCTCGGAATGAGGGCGGTCACGTCGTCGAGTGGTGCGGTGAGCGGGTCGATCGGCGCAGGCCGGCGGGACGGAAGCACGGGCGGAAGCACGACGACATCGGGCGCGGGCTCGGCCTCGAAGAACGCCGGCCGGCGGGCGCGGTACATGGTGCCGCCGTTGGTCTGCGTCAGGGCAAACTCGTCGCCGGGGTCGTCAGCGGCGCGCGGTGCGGTCGGTCGGTGGCGAGGGATGTGAACGGTGCGGTCGTCGAACGGGTCCTCATCCATGCGGCGCATCTGTGCGAGCGAGCCGGGGCCGGGGGTCTCTACGTGAGCCTCGGGCGTTGCCTTGTCCCACATGCGGAAGGCGTTGCGTTCCGCCGACCGGAAGATCGCGTCGGCGATCAGCCGGCCGGGCACGAGCAGGGGCCAGCCGAGAGCGCGCACGGCGCCAGCCATGAGGGCCGTACGGAAGTCCTCGTCGGTGTAGGCGTCGCCGTTCTGCCAGTAGTGGGCGATGTCAGCGGCGATGAACTTCACGGTCGCGCGGGCGATGCCGAGGGCGTAGACCAGGACGGCGACGAAGCCGATCGCGTAGCCACTGGTCACGGCATGGATGAGGGGTTGCATGGGGCGGTTCCTCCGATGAGCGGTGGTGCGGTCATCGGAGTAGTGCGCCAGTGCGCGCGGGCTGTCCCGGGGCTACGCGGGCGGCGGGGCCTCGCTCACGCGGGCAACCGTGGCGTACCGAACGTCAGCGAACGGGTTGCCTTCGTCGGCCTCGTTAGCGGCCTCGGAACCGACTAGCTCGACCGCGAGCGCCACGTCGCGCAGGGCCTTCGCGGGACTCGCCGCGTTCAGGTAGACCTCGACCTCGCCTGTACCGCCGTCGCCCGTGCCGGCGTCGGGCGCCTCACGCACGAGCCGAACGCGCGCGTCGCCGGGCAACAGTGACTCGAACTTGCTCACGCGGCGTCCCATTGAGCCGGCCGGCATGCGGGCCGCGAACTCTACGTCGACCCTGTAGCGCTCGCCATCCATCCGGGCGACGCTACGCCGCGATCAGACGACCGGCGGGCGGTTGGCCGTGATCCACGCCTCGACATCCTCGGCCAGCCACACGCGCCCCTGATCGAGGTCGGCGACGGGCTCGGGGAAGCCCTTCCGGTTCGTGATCTCGTAGGCGCGTTGCTTCGAGACGCCGCCGAGCATGCGGCGGATCTCGGCGGTGCCGACGAGGCGAAGGGGCCGACGGGCCATGACCCGAGGCTAGGGATGGTCGCCCCTGCCGCGAGGCAGGTTGCCGGCATCCCCTGACCAGGGACCTTGACTCTCGGCAAGGGTGGTCGTTACCGTCAGGTTGCCCCGGCGCCGGACGGGTGAACAGACCTCCGGCGCCGGGCGCGGTCATGTCCCCAACCGAAAGAGAGTCCGTTGAACAGGAAGACGATCGGCGTCGCAGCACTGATCACCGCTGGCGTGCTAGGCGCGTTCGCGTGCTCCAGTGGAAGCAAGGTGACCCCCGGGTCGGGCGGGAACGGGGCCGGCGTGCCGGCGGCCGACACAACGGCGGCGACCACAGCCGCGAAGCCGGCGGCGCCAGCCGGACCGGCAACGTCGTTCGGCGACGGCACGTACGAGGTCGGGAAGGACATCGTCGCGGGCACGTACGCCGCGACCGTGCCGCCGGACTCGTTCGGCTGCTATTGGGAGCGCGAAAAGGCCCTCGACGGGTCGTTCGACGCCATCATCGCCAACGGCAACGGCAACAAGGGCGCACACATGAAGGTGACCATCGCGGCCACGGACAAGGGATTCAAGTCCTCGGGTTGCGGGACGTGGGCGAAGCAGTAGACGCGCGCCCGGGATCGGGGGGCATGGGCGGGGGCGGCGGCGGCCGGGGACTGAGCCACCATGGCGAGCCGTCGCCCCTCCCACGTCTTCACAGCCCGGCGCGGCCGGACTGGACGTGCGTCGAGTGCGCGGGCATGTGGCCGTGCCCGGACGCGCGACGGTCACTGCGCGAGGCGGCCGACGGGTCGATCGTGACCCTCGCGCTCACGATGTCTCAGTACCTCGGTGAGGCCGTCGGCGACCTCGACGACCTACCCGCCGGGCTTTACGCGCGCTTCCTCGGTTGGCTCAGGTAGGCCGAGGGGCGCCGAGCGCCGAGGGGGAAAAAGGGGAGTTCGGGGACCTCTCCCAAGACTTTCCTAGGAGTTTTTGAACTCCCTTACGGGTTTTCAAAATGGGTCCCCTAACTCCCCCTTTTCCCCCGGGCATAGCGGGCACGCCGCCCCACGGCCGCCCTAGTCGGGCAGCTTGCCGCGCACGGTGCCCTCGGCGACGCGAAGCGCTTCGCCCACCGTGCTCGCCTTCCTGACGTAGATCGCCCGGCCGTCGGGGTCCACGATCGCGATGTGCCAGCGCTCGTAGGCGCGGGCGTTCTGCCACACCTCGACGACGAGGGCGGTCCAGCCGCCGGGGCGCGGGGCGTACGACGCCC